ACATCCAACTCAAAAACCAACCAGCGAACTTGACTCCAGGTGGCATCACCTTCGTCGCTGGCTACACCGCTTCGGGCAAGCCTGGGTTCGCCTCGGTCTACGACACTAAGTTCCCGGTCCAAGAGATCACCGCCGATCTGATGGAAGTCAAGTCCCGGCTCTCCCAGATCTTCTTCAACGATGTCCTTCGCACGGCTTCACAATATGAAACCCGCTCCAACGTCACCGCAGTCGAATGGGATCTCCGCAAGTCCGAATCCCTCGTCATGCTCGGTCCTGCTCTTGAACGTATCGATAATGAGGTCCTTCGCCCGATCATCGAGCGAGTCTTCGCCGTGGCCCAACGCGCCGGGATCATCCCGCCAGCGCCGCCAGAGCTCCAAGGCCAAATGATGACGATTGACTTTGTCTCGATGCTCGCCCAGGCCCAGCAGGCCACCCGCGCCCAATCCATCGAGCGAGTCCTTACTCTCGCGGGCAACATCGTCGGGGTGGTCCCCGAGGCCATGGACAACATCGATGTGGACTATTCCCTTGACAAGCTCTCGTCCCTCCTCAACAACGATCCGAAGATGATCCGTTCTCCGGACGCACTTGCGAAGATTCGCGCAGATCGGGCCAAGCAGGCTCAGGCTGCTCAGCAAGCCGACATCGCCCAGAAACTATCTCAGGGCGCCAAGAACCTTGCTGGTGCTGACATGGGTGGTGGACAGAACCTTCTCCAGCATATGGCCGGGGGTCCGCAATGAGAAACGCCGCCCAACGCAAAGAGGTTCGGAAATATGAAAAGATCTCCGCAGAACGAGAGCTTGCTCGGATCAACTTCGTCGTTGCCGCAATGTCCACCGTGGCCGGACGAACCTACTTCCATGAGCTTCTGGCTCGGTGTCACATATTTTCTGATCCCTTTACAGGGGAGGCCTTGCTCGAAGCCTATTCGAAAGGTGAGCGAAATATCGGCCTCTCGATCTACCTTGACATCGTCACCAACTGTCCCGACTACTTCGTCATGATGATGAAGGAAGCAACAATCCAGGAGCAAACCTATGACAGACGAACAGAACCCTCCGATGGCGAATTCCCCGGAGAGCCGGACGGAGACGGGGGAGATCAAGGATCAGAGTAATCTCCAACCACAGGACCCGTCGCTTGCTGGAGCCACCGGTGCAGCAGAGCCTTCGCCTGCGGGCGCTACTGGGGCCTCGAGCCCTCCAGAAACCTATGAATTCAAACCTCCCGAAGGCGTGACCTACGATCAGAAGCTCCTCGATGAGGCGACTCCGATCTTCAAAGAACTCAAGCTGGACCAAGCGAGCGCGCAGCGCCTCGTTGACTTCTATTCCAAGTCCACTGGCGGCTCCCAAAAGGACCTTGTCAAAGCTGTCGAAACCATGCGAACCGATTGGCGCGAACAGGTCTCTCGCGACCCCGTCGTTGGTTCCAAGATCTCCGAGGCTCAGGTCGAAATCGGCCGGGCCAAGGACCTACTTCCGTCGGATGTTCGTGAAGCCTTCAACAAGGCCATGGACTTCACCGGCGCAGGAGATCATCCCGCGGTGTTCCGCGCGATGTATGAGTTGGCTAAGCTCGTGAATGAAGGGAAGCACGTTGCCGGCGGAGGTCCAAGCCCACATGGGCAAGCCCCCGGTGGCAAGGTCGCCACTCCGTCAGGAGCGAAAGCCTTGTATCCGAACCTTCCGTAACTGGGCCCTATGAGGGATGAACGCTGAAGCCAGACCAGCCGGGATCCAAACTCTAAGGAAACATAATCATGGCCACTATCGGTAGTCTTGCACTTACCTACGGTGACTGGGCCAAGAGAATGGATGACGGCTATCGTGTCGCCACCATCATTGAGCTCCTGTCCCAGACCAACGAGATCCTTGACGATATGCTTGTCGTCGAGGGAAACCTTCCGACCGGGCACAAAACCACGATTCGCACGGGCTTGCCCCAGGCTACGTGGCGCTTGCTCAACACTGGCGTCCCGAACGCGAAGTCGACCACCGCTCAGATCGTCGATACCTGCGGCAACCTTGAAACCTACGCGGTTATCGACAAGGACATCGCGGACCTCAACGGCAACACCGCGGAGTTCCGACTCTCCGAGGTCAAGGCCTTCCTCGAAGGTATGTCCCAACAGGTCGCCGCGACTATCATCTACGGCAACCAGCATACCAACCCGGAGCGCTTCACCGGTCTCGCCCCGCGTTACTCGACCAAGAACACCGCCAACTCCCAGACCGCGAACAACGTCCTCGACGGTGGTGGAACCTCGAACACCAACACCTCGATCTGGGGCGTGACTTGGGGCAACGACACGCTCCACGCCACGTTCCCGAAGGGCAAGCTCACCGGGCTCCAGCACCGCGATATGGGTGAGTGGCCGGTGACGGACGCCTCGGGGAACACCTACCAAGCCTACCGCGATCACTTCAAGTGGGAGATTGGGATGGTCCTCCGGGATTGGCGCTATGCTTTCCGGATCGCCAATATCGACGTGACGCAGCTCACAGGCGTCTCGGCCGCGAACCTTATCAACCTTCTCGTTCGCGCGCTCTATCGCCTGCCGACCACCCCTGCTCAAGCGACCGCGGTTCAGACCTCCGATGCCCCGGAAGTCCGCGCGAACATGGGGCGGGTTGTCCTCTACGCCAACCGCGTGGTTCGAACCTACCTCGATCTCCAGGCCATGAATAAAACTAATGTGTTGCTGCGGCTTGAAGAATTCGACGGCAAGGTCATCACCACCTTCCGCGGACTTCCTGTGCGGACGGTTGACGCGATTCTCTCCAACGAGGCCCAGGTGGTCTAAGGAGTGTGTTATGATTCTCGATGGTCTTCTCACCTTCACTGGCTCCGGCAACGGAACCTCCGGTGGTATCACTGCCACTGCCTACACCGACAAACCGACGACTGGCACCACGTCTGCGACCAACGTCATTGACCTTGGCGTTGCTTCCGGTGTTCCCTCGTCGGCTTCCGGCGGCGGCGCCCGTGACATGGGTGTCGGCGACGATCCTATGCTCAAGCTTTCGGCGATCATGATTGTTGCCCTGACCGCCGGCGGCACGCTTCAACTCCAACTCCAGGGCGCTCCGGACAATGGTTCTGGCGCCCCCGGGGCCTATACGACGATGTGGACTTCTGCGGCCTACACTGCTGCTCAGTGCGCTGCGGGGTTCCAACTCGCCAACGTCGACGTTCCAAGAGTCCTCCCTGGTCAGGTTCTCCCGAGGTTTCTATCCTTGACCTTCGTCCAGGGCGGCACTGCCAACACTACTGGAACGGTCGAAGCTCAGATCGTCATCGATCGTGATGACCAGATCATGGGGACCGCTGGCAATCAATCCGGCTATCCCGCCGGCATCACTATCGCGAACTGAGGAGGGGTCCATGCGTAAGCTTCTCCTCGCCGGCGTTGCGATCGCGGCCCTTTGCGGGGTCGCGGCGTCACAAGTCAACGTCACCCCGCAGTTTGGACTCACCAGTGGCTACTACGCGAAGAACACTTATTCCTCCGCGTTCTTCGGGCTCGTGCCTCCAGCATCCGCAACCGACGAACTCTGCATCGCCGGTTCGGCAACCAAAGTGATCCGGATTGATCGCATTGTGATCGGCGGAACCGCAACTACCTTGGTCTCACTTCCGGTCACGGTGGTTCGTCGAGCCGCTCTCGATACCGGTGGCACCGCCGCTCTAACCACAGCCAACCCGGGCATCACAACCCAGATTGCATCTCGCGATACGGGTCAGTCCCCGAACACCGCACCTGTGGCGACCTTGGTTTCCTACACCGCGGTCCCCACTATCAACGACACAGCGCCGGTTTATCTCGACTCGGCGCTGATGACACTCAATACCACCGCCGCTGCGTCCAATCCGCAGATGACAATCTTCGATTGGTCGCGTGACATCGAGAACAACGTTCAGGTCCCCACGCTTCGTGGCGCAGCCCAACAGATCTGCGTGAACTTCAACGCTGTCTCGATCACGGCCGGGGCCTTGAATGGCTCCATCACCTGGACGGAGGAGTAATATGAAAAGGCTCTGGGTCGCACTATTTCTTTGGCTAGGTCTCGCCGGTGCGGCCCTGGCCCAAGGACAAGTTGGTCCGCCGAATCAGATCTTGTGTAACAAGGCAGCAACCTTCTCAGGCCTGTCCGCAAACACAGTTCTGATCTCGGCGGTAACCAACCAACGGATCATCGTCTGTGGTTGGCACGTCACTTCGACCTCGGCGACCTCCACGACATTCTCCATTACCGCAGGGACCCAAACCACCACCCCCTGCGATACAGGCACCATCACCTTCACTCCGGCGCTTAACGTGACCCTAACCGCACCATCAGCAGACCACGTTGACTTCGGAGTGCTTGGAACCAATCTAAGCCAAGCTGTCTGCATCACCCCGAGCAACGCCGGAATCTCCGGCCTTGTTTACTATTCACAGTTCTAGGAGGGCGCTATGCGCTGGAAACTAGTCACGTCCCATTACCTCAACGTCCTCGACGAGGAATGGGAATATCAAGAAACCGACCGAAAGACCGGGCGCATGAAACGAACCAAGTTCCCGGTTCCGAGGCTCCTTGACATCAACGATCCGTGCTGCTGGACAACCAAGCTTGGTGGCGACACCCAAGCCGGCACGGCCGAGGGCGAGATCATTGTCTGCCATGAGGGCAAGGGCCAATCCGGAGACATTGTTTTCTTCGGCGATCCAACTCCGGACATGATCCCGGTTGACGACGAGGCCAAGGCCCTTTCCGCTAGCTTCGAACGTCATTGGCAATATAAACCCGAAGAAGCCTCGGTGAGCCATTCTCAATCGATCGTGGATAAGTTCCAGATCGAGATGGCAGAGATGCGCTCCAAACCCGCTGAGGTCGCCGGACTCACTGAACTCACCGCGGCGATGCTTAAGCAAACCGAGGCCATCGGCAAGCTCCTTGATCGGAGGATGTGATGATCAGTACTGGCGTCGGCTCACCTGGGACAGTCTCCGCCGCCAGTGGTGGAAACGTCCTTGCGTTCAATAATCTCTCAACCTCCCCACAGCAAGTTCTCCCTGTGGATCCGCAGCGAACCAAAATCACCGTCCACAATCCAGGTGGTGTGGACGCCTTTTTCGGGCCGGTGTTTGTTCAGAACTCCGGCTCGGACGTGGCGCTAGCCCCAACTCCCTCGGCCCTCGGCGGATGTTTTCGAATCTTCGCCAATGGCGGAACCTTGGTCATCCTTGGCGAATGCCAGAAAGCTTGGCAAGCATTCTCTGCGACCGGCTCTGGCAATCCCTTAACTGTGACAGTGGATCACATATGATACAGATTCTCGCACTTCTCCTGTGGCTGTCTGCGGCCCATGCGCAGAACCCAACCTGCCCCACGCGGCCATTTGGCGACAACACCAACGCCTGCGCTAGCACTGCGTTCGTCCAACAGAATGGCTCGGGGCTGACCCTTCCGCTATCGATCCTCAACGGTGGCAACGGCACGTCGTCTCCGTTGCTCTCTGCTGGCATAGGGATCTCCCTCTCTGGCTCATGGCCGAACTACACTATCTCCAACTCGATCGCTGGCATCGCCAATCTCTCCGGATCGAACAAAACCACCACGACCACCTGTGCTTCTGGGAACCCTGTGATTTCCCTTGGAGCCGCTCAGGACTTCGTAAACGGTCAAGGGATCGCGCTTGAACACTGTGGCGCAACCTTCTCTGGAGCAGCCCCAACAGCATTTGCTGTGTCCGCGAATTCAGAAGCGAGCTTTGGTCAAGGTCCAACTGGCTCGACGACCTACGCTTACCAGATTGCCTGCGTAGACGCTGGTGGCGGTGTCGGTGCGGCCCTAACTGCGGTCACTATCACCAATGGCAATGCCACGCTTGGGACCATCACTCAGTCCTCGCGACAGATCGCCTATAACGCGGTCACTTGGACTTCGTCCTGTCCGGGCGTTGCCGTCTGGCGAAACCGAGCCGGCGCTGGCTACCAACTCCTCGGTGTCTTTAGCAATGCGGCTCAAATATTCACATGCTGTCCGGTGGCAACTTATAGCCCTGAAATCGACGACGCTGGTATGCCGCAGGTCACGATTCCGTTCATCCCCGCGACACCGCCAGCCTCAGCGCTCAACGATCGCCTAGTCACCACGATTTCCTCTGGTGGTGGCACAACGAACCTGACCCTCGCGGCAGCCCCGACCAACGCTGCCAGCGGCGCCTATGTCCGCCATGACGACACCGCGGCGCTGAACACTTACCTCACAAGTGCTTCCTCTGCCAGCATCCCCGCAGGGACCTACAACGTTGAGAACATAACCTTCCCGACAACCCTCGGCTCGTTCTCTGGTGCAGGCGAAGCCGCTACAATATTTCAAGGTTGGAGCTCGTCTGGATATACTCTCTTTGGCACAGGGATGCCAGCTGGATTCTCTGTGACTGGCCTAACAAGCACGCCAGTAACTGTTGGCAATGGAAATGGCCTTGAGATCGCATCGACAACGAACTGTCGTGTCGCGGGAAACTCCTTATCCGGACAGACTGCGCTATTCCTCACCGGCGACTCAGCGTGTGTTGTCTCTGACAATACCATCGTGACATGGTATAACGATGCCATAACAGAACTCGGCGGAACCAGTAATGTGTTCCGGGGGAACTATATCTATCCAGGTGGTGCGGAGCCCCCATATGCCTATGCGATTATGATAAAGAATTCCAGCAACGACATCGCGGAAGGAAATACCATCACTGGAGGCGAAACCTTTGGCATCACTGTGCTTGGCACCACAACCAATTCGTCAAACAATAATCGCGTGATTGGCAACACATCTATTGACTCCCTACGGGAGTCATACTCCATTGGCGGGTTTGCAAACGACAATCAGATATTAAACAACTACGCCTACCCTGGGACCTATGGCATTGACTATTGTATTTCGGCTGCGGATCAAATCATTCCTAATGTGGCTCAAGCAGATAACGTAATCGCCAACAATGTCCTCGAAAGCTGCGGTATAAGCGCCATCGCTGTTGGTCAATATGGTGGAGCGACACCTTCGTTCATCTACACAAACATAACCGGGAACACTATTTACACACCAAACGTAGACAACATAGCTAGCACCCCTGCCATTTTCTTAAATGGAACCGCTGTTACTCACACATACGTGAACAACAATACCTTCACCATTGCTGGATCGGCGATTAACTATCTCGTGCAAGAAAGCAATGCAAATGGCTATGGCTATCCATCATACACGCAAGTTGGAACAATGTTTGGCATTGCTGGGGTATCTGGAACAAGCTCGCTCTCAGGAACCGGTAGCGTCAAACTCACAGGCGGAAGCACAGGACTATGACAGATCCAAAGTTCTCTTCAGAAGTCTATCTCGAACGCATCGCCGGTGATATGAAGATCATCCGGGAGCAACTCGGCAAGGTCCTCAACTATATCGTCGAGGCCGAATCCGAAGTCCCGGAGATGATGCGGCGGTTTATCATGTATATGCATGACATCCACGACATCAAGAATCTCTACGATGAACATGGTCTTCCAGTCCCGGACCATGTCATGCGTGAGGTCGAACGCTGTGACGATCGGCTGCGGCATCTACTTAAACAGATGCATTCCGACCTCGGGGCGTTCGAGAAGGTCCGTAGGGAAATGGCAAAGGAATCTGACAATCGTTGGGACTGGTCCCATCAACTAATGAAGAAGGAAGCTCCTCATGAACCAGAAGCACCCCGGCCGGACAACCGCCTCCGCCGGTAAGGTCGAACCGAAGGCGCACGCCGTTTCGGTCGACAAAGTCTCGAACATCGGATTGCAACAGATCCGAACCACGCCGCAGAGTAAAGACCTTGTGAAAGGTCGCGGATATGAAGCACCAGCCCCTGTGTCGACCAAATCGCACAAGGGTGGAAGCCAAGGGAGGCACTAATGGACTGGAAAGAGCACTGGCTACTACTCGACATCATCCATAAGTCTCAGGGCATCCCTGAGGCTGAACTCGCTCGGAACGAAGCCTTGTTCCAACTTCGCGAGCGCAACGAAGAGTTCGTCAAGATCTTGGCCGAGCGTAAGGCAGCCGAAGCCAAGGCCGAAGCCGAACACATGGCAAAGCTCGAAGCCGATCGCTTGGAGCATGAACACGAACATGAAGCCGAGCGCGAGCGCGAACACGAGCTCAAAGACCGCCCTGAGCCCTTCGGCGCCCGCCCCGACAATGGAAGGAGAATGATATGAGCAAGGACATTCATGGACAGTTCGGCCCGGAGGTTAAGTCCGGACCTCGGGCGACCAATGGTGGAAAGATGGAAGTCAAGCCGCTTCCGTATTCCACGCCGGTTGGTCCGAAGCATCAGCACCAACAGGGCCCGGGCCTCGGCGGCGGGACCAACCATGGCTGCTGCGGAACGCAGGGGAAGCACTAATGCTGGATAAGATGATCGATGAACAAAGGGAGCTTGAAGATAAGATCACAAGACTCAGGAATGTTCTTGTCGATCCTATCTTCCCCCAGCTTCCCGAGCGCGAACAAGATCGCCTGCGCGAACAGCTTCACTACATGCTCGGGTATAACACTGTCCTCAAGCAACGTATCGAGGCCTTCACATGACAGCCCTTGTCGACATCGTCAACCGTGCCTTGCAAGTTCCGGGGACCCGGACGTCGGTGTCGGCAACGGAACTTGCGAACAATTCCTCCAACGAAGCAATCCAAGCGAACCTTGCCTTGGTCCCGGTTCGGAGGCAACTTCTCCGGATGGCCCCATGGAACTGCGCGCTTAAAACCGCGAACCTAGTCTATATTACCTCGGCCCCAGGGACTCCGGAGAACACTTCTGCGGCGACGTTGCTTTGGGGCCCAGGACAGCCGACTCCACCGTGGGCATATGAGTATTCCTATCCGGTGGATTGCCTTCGAGCCTGTTGGATCATTCCTGCGACACAGACTGGCTATGCCGGCGGCGTCCCGGTTACCACCGCAGTTACTGGTGGAGCGCCAAGTTTCTGGGCTGGACCGCCGATTAAGTTCCGGGTGATGACGGATACGTTCTATGGAGTGTCCGCAGCCTCGCCGGCCGCAGGCGGTTCCGGACATGCCATTGGCGACATCATCACCCTTGCAGGGTATGCTCAGGGCACCCCGCCGATTGGCGCTCCGGTGCAACTTCTCGTGACTGGGATAGGTGGAGGTGGAACCATCACCAGCGTCAGCGTGGTCTCGGTCCTTCCCGCGGAGTCCACTCCGGTTGGCGGCAGTTACTTCGCTGTCCAATCCAACCCAATTGCTCAAGGGTCGACTTCCGGCTCCGGAATCGGGGCCAGCTTCAACATTGTCCAAGGTCCTGCCGCTCCGCAACGCGTGATCCTTTGCAATCAAGAGTTCTCGACATTGGTCTATTGCCAAGATATCATTGACCCGAACCTTATGGACGATCTATTCCAGGAAGCCTTCGTTAAGGTCCTTGGGGCGGTCCTGACTCTTCCCCTGACCGGGGACAAGAAACTTGCCAACGGCGCTATTCAAGAAGCAAACATGCTTATCGTTCAAGCCCGCACTGCGGACGCGAACGAGGAACTCATCATCAATGATGTGACTCCGGACTTCATCCGTATCCGCGGAGTGGACTTCCCACAGAACTACGGAGGCCCCGAGATCGGATATGATTGGGGAAGCCTCTGGCCGAGCTTTGGGTGACCTATGGCTGATGTAGCGGTCCAAGCAAGCTTTAATTCCGGGGAGTGGTCCCCGAACCTATACGCACGCGTGGACATGCAGAAGTATCGCTCTGGCGCAGCATTGCTCCAGAACTTCTTCGTGGACTATCGAGGTGGAGCAAGCTCTCGGCCTGGGACCAAGTATGTCCTCCAAGCCTATCAGTCTCAGAATCCGGTCCGGGTTATTCCATTCCAAGCAAGCTTCGCAGCGGGTTACGTCCTTGAGTTCGGGACCTATGGGCTCTCTGGAGGGTATATCCGGTTTTACTACGATGGAGCGCCTATTGTCGAGACCAGCTTCGCAATCACCGGCGCCACCCAGGCCAATCCCTGCGTTCTCAACATCCCGGGGAACAACTATTCCGTCGGCGATTGGATCGCGGTCAACTCCGTCGTGGGAATGACGCAGCTAAACGGGAGATACTTCCAGGTCATTGGGGTCTCCGGGAACTTCATCACGATTGGGTATCTCTCCGGGGCGAACCTGGACTCAACCGCCTACGGTGCCTATGCCTCTGGTGGAACCGCCGCGAGGATCTACACTGTCCCAACCCCATATACTTCCGCTGATAACCTCCGATTGCTTAAGTTCGCCCAATCTGTTGGACAGATGATCATTTGCCATCCGAACTATCCTCCATATGCCTTGACCTTGGTCGCGCCAAACAACTGGACATTTGTCCCGGTGGTGATCGGCGCTACCGTCAACCCACCGGGAATATCCTCGGTTACTTCCACCCTCGGCGGAAGCGGCTGGAACTACGCCTACGCGGTCACCTCGATCGATGTCAATGGCCAAGAGTCCGCGATGTCGAATGTCGGCACGATGAACAACGGGAACATCCGCACCACTGCTGGATCGAACCAGATCACTTGGGTGGCAGCGCCTGGGGCAGTTGCCTACAACGTTTACGAAGCAACAATCTCAGCATTTGGCACGGTTCCATCCGGAGTCGAGTTCGGCTTCATTGGGACCTGTAAGGGAACGACCTTCATTGATTCCAACATCGCCCCGGACTTCACGCAAACCCCACCGATTCCGCAGAGTCCATTCATCGGCGCGGGGATCACCAACGTCTCTGTCACCAATGAAGGCTCCGGATATACTTCGATTCCAATAATCTACATCTCCGGGAGTTACACCGCTTCACCAACACTTATCGTGGCGATGGGGATACTCAACTGGAACATCCCCACGAGTGGAAACAACAATGCCATCGGCGACATCCTAAACTTCGGAAATGGAATCCTGCTTAAGGTCACTGCTGTCGGCGGCACTGGCAATGTCACGGCAATGTCCATTGTCCAACAGGGCCAGATCACTTCGGGAACCCTTCCAGGTTTAGGTGGAACCTACCTCACTTCGATTTCGTCCACTGGCCACGGAGCCGGTTGCAATATCGACAATACCACTTGGGGCGTCGTTGCGGTCCTTGTGACCTATGGCGGAGCCGGATTCCTAACTGCCCCGACGCTGAGCTTCTCCTCTGGTGCCGCCGCGGCGACTGCGAGCCTTGGCTCGGTCAATGGCAATCCAACCTGCCCTGGGTTCGTCCAACAGCGCATGGTCATGGCGGGTCAAACCGGTGCACCGGCGACGTTCTATATGTCCCAACCGGGAAGTTACTTTAACTTCAATATCTCCGATCCGACGATCGCCAGCGATGCAGTGACCGGAACGCTTGTCTCCGGAACGCTAAACACGATCAAGTCGATCATTGGCTCGTTCGCCGGAATGATCATTCTTACTGACAAGGCCGCTTGGGTCGTAAATGGAGGCGGGGCCGGAACCGCGATCACTCCGTCGTCGGCCGTTGCCAATCCACAGTCCTACATCGGCGCTAGCGATGTCCCACCAATCGTGGCGAACTATGACATTCTCTTCGTCCAAGCGAAGGGCTCTGCAGTTCGAGACCTTTCCTATAACTTCTATTTCCAAGTCTTCACCGGCGAGGACATCTCGGTCATTTCTTCGCACTTGTTCTTTGGCTACACCATCGAGGAATGGGCTTGGGCAGAGCAACCATATTACATCGCGCTTGCGGTTCGATCCGACGGAACCTTGCTTTCGCTGACCTTTCAAAAAGAACAACAGTTCATCGGCTGGTCGCATCACATTACTCAAGGTGCTTTCAATTCCGTCTGCGCAGTGACGGAGATCCTGTCCAATGGTTCCTCCGTCGATGCGGCCTACACCGTAGTTCAACGAACCATCAACGGAGCCAGCGTTCAATACATCGAGAGATTTGTGGAACGGAGCTTCCCGAACGGAATGTCCAGCGCTTGGTCGGTGGACTCGGGATTGCAGTATTCCGGCGCGAGTCAACTCACCTTCGTTGGTGCGGAATCCCTCGCCGGAACCACAGTTACTGGAGTTGCAACCGATAGCCTTGGCAACGTGAGTGTAATCACTCCGTTCGTCATGCCGGTAAATGGAATCTTCACCCTCCCCACACCGACCAACGGCGCGACGGGTTACACGGTAGTCACAATAGGTCTCGGATTCGTTTGTCAACTCCAGACCCTGCCGCTTGAAATCGGTGAACCCTCGATCCAAGGGAAGGTTAAGAAGATCACCTGTGTTGATATTCGTGTCAAGGACACTCTTGGCCTGTCCATCGGGAGCAGTTTCTCAACGTTGGTCCCAATGAAGGACCTTGTCTTCGGGAATGTTTCCTCGGCGCTTACGGGCCAGCCGAACCAGATCGTGTCGGGCCTTGTTTCTGGAGACGCGAGAACCTTCCTCGATCCGACCTACACTGTCCCTGGGCAGTATTGCTTCCAACAGTCCCTTCCTTGGCCGGCGACGATCCTTGGCGTGTTCCCACAGTTCGTCACGGAGGACAGGAGATGAACGGAGAAATCTATCAGATCTCGCTTTGCCAGTTCCTTGTTATGATGGACTCCTATCCGCCTGAGGACACGGAACTTATCATGAAGTCCGCGGCGCTGTCCACGGAGATCATCGTCGGAATGTATGATGGTCGGGCGGTCTGCTTTATTGGCCTTGCGCCAAGGACATTGCTTTCGGATACCGCATATGCCTGGATGATTGTAACAAACTACGGTCAGGGGCATAGGATCTTGATCGCCCGATATAGTAAGGCCTTTGTAACAACTATGCTTTTAAAGTATCAGCGAATCGTTGGCCATTGCTTCGAGGCCCGATCTGCGAAATGGCTGCTATCTCTCGGCGCGGTGTTCTTGTCCGAGATTGAATTCGAATTCCGGAGGGGCTGATGGCCAATCCAGCACTAGGCGCAGCCGGAATTGGCGCCAGTATCTTTGGGAGCTTACTCGGTGCGGCCGGAGCGCAACAAACCGGCGCGGCCCAGTCCCAGCAGATGATGTATCAAGCTGGTGTAGCCGCGCTTAATTCTCAGATCTCCCAACAGAACGCGAACTATGCTTCGCAGAGTGGTGAGCTCCAAGCGGCGAAATACGGAGTTGGCGCCCGGGCAACCGAAGGTCACATCGTCGCAGGGGAAGCCGCTTCGGGACTTGACGTTAAGTCCGGGTCCGCGAAGTCAGTTCAGGAATCCCAGCACACCGTTTCGACGATGGACATGGACACCATCCGGATGAACGCGACGAAGACAGCTTATGATTACGAAACCCAAGCGAATCAATTCAAGTCCCAAGCCGCCGAGGACGTGATGGGAAGCCAGAACATTCAGAAGGCAACCCAGCTTAACGTAGCATCGAGTCTCGTTGGTGGAGCAGGGAGCGTGGCTCAGAAATGGCTCCAAGGTAGCCAAATGGGGCTGTTCAGCAACGTCGGTTCAAGTGTATCTTCGGCCTTTGGCAGCGTGTTTGGATCCTAACCATGGCACAAGTCCCTTACACTGGCGTTCCGCAGGTCCAGCCGAACCTTGCGCCAACTCCAACAGAACACATCGATGCGCCACTCGCGGCATTCGGCGGGGCAGTCGCAGCGGCAACGGAGCGCGCAGGTCGAACTGGACAGGAAGTCGGGAATGAACTCTACTCCCGTGCTATCGCAATGCAAGAGCTCGATCGGCAGGCAGCCGCGGCGAATGCAGTGGCGAACTTCACTGATAAGGTCGGGGACTTGGATGTTCAATATCGATCCAAGGAAGGTAAGGCCGCAGTTGACGGGTATCCTCAATACAAGGAAGACATCGATAAGATCCGTCAGGACATTGGGTCCAACCTAGGCGATCCCTATTCGCAGAGGGTTTACCTTCAGGAATCCCGGAACATCCAATCTCGAGCCGTGATCGGCGCTGGCATCCACGCAGGGGATCAGTTTAAAAAGTATCAGATCGGGACGGCTCAAGCGGTGATCGACTCAGGACGCAAGTCCGTTGCGAGCAATCCAGAGGACGACGACCTTTACAATCAACAGCTTAAAACCAACGCGACTAAGGCCGACGATCTTCAAGCGCTTCATGGTTGGACCAAGGAACAGCGGGACGACTTTGAGACCAAGGCGAACTCAGGGCTGGTTTTTGATCGAGCCCAGGCCCTAGCGCGGAGCGATCCAGTTCAGGCCAGAAAGATCCTCGATGCCGCTGTCAAAGACGGCAAGATCACCGGAGAGGATGCTGGTCGCGCAGGGGACTTCATCCGGAACCATAACATCAATGTCACTTCCAGGGTTCAATCCTCAGCGATGTTGAACGGCGAAGGCTATCACTTCGGCGAAGGGAAGGTCTCTGTCGATAGACTATACGATGCAATCACAAAGAATGAAGGCGGCGGGAACTATGATCCACCACATCCAAATGTGACCCACATAGTCAATGGACAAAAGATCACTGAGCATGCCTTAGGCATTGGTGGGGTGATGCAGAGCAATCTTCAACCTTGGCTCAAGGAAGCCGGGATGCCGGCGATGAGCGAGGATGAATTCATCCATGACCACGCAGCACAAGATCAATTGGTGAAGTTCAAACTCAATCAATATCAAGACCAAACTGGCTCTGCGAACAAGGCCGCATTGAAGTGGTTCACCGGGAATCCAAACGCAGACCTTTCTGCGTCCGATGGAGGCTCGACCGCCGGGCAGTATCTCCAGAGGCTTAATTCCCACCTTGCACGGAACGCCAGTTCCTCTGACCTCGATGCGATCTCATCGAAACGCGCCAACGAACTTATCCCGAATGATTCTGAATTTCAACTTCATTTTCAATACCACGTTCAGGCCGAACACAGTAAGGCCAAGCAACTGTTTAATCAGGAAGAAAACGATCGAAGGAATACCATCGCCGGAGCGATTGCTCCTGGGCCTGATGGCAAGCTGGTGACCTCGATCGATGAAGTCAAAGACCCAGCGGTTCACGACGCTTGGAACAAGCTCTCAGATCAGGATCGAGCAAAGTATTCTCGAGTCCTTGCGCAGAATGCCAAAGGCGACTACGCGGCGACTCCACAGAACCAAGCCGACTTCCGGCAGTGGTGGGGAAGGATCAATGATCCGCAGGCGTCCGATGACGACCGAAAGAAAGCCCTCGATCAAGAGTTCGCCACGATGCCAATGCCTTGGTCGGATCGAAAGATGCTTATGGAAGGTCAGAAGAAGCTCTTCGCGAACGCACAGAAGAACCCGGCGCTTGGCCACGCGATGGAGGTCCTCGGGCCAATGCTAAGCGACGCGGGGATCAACAAGAAGAACGCCGAGGATTACTACCAATTCCTCGGGACGCTGCATACGGTGATGCAACAGAAGATCGAAGATGAAGGGAAACTTCCAAAGGACGAGGACATCAAGACCATCGGCGCTGGGCTGCTGCGGCAACAGACCGTCAAGGGCTGGCTTTGGGATTCGAAGGAACCGGCATATAAGTCCGAAGTTCCCGAGGACGAGAGGCCCAAGATCATCGCCCGCTATCAATCCGCCAAGGGCTTTCCGCCGACCGATAAGGAAATCCAACAGATCTACGCAGCGGCAGTGTATAATCAATTCTACACGAAACAGAAGTCAGAGAAATGACCGACTACGATCCATACATCCGAAGCTTCGATTCCGTCGCGCCAAGCCTTGCGACGACTTCGCTCGATGACAACCCTGACGATGGAGCGAAGGCCCTGCAATTGTCTCGGGCCACAGGCGTTGCCCCGAAGGTGGTCTACGGCGATCTCGATGGGTTCCAACAGGAGCATCGAGCGAACCTTGCGGCAGGCTTGATCCGGAACAACTCTGCCCTTGCGGAATACATTCGGGGGAACACCCTTGCAGATGTAGTTTCCAACGACGATTATGGGAACCTGGATACTTTCTCGCGGAGTGTTCCGCGAGCGATCAAGCCCTTGGTTAGTGTTGCCTCTGCTGGCATCTCCGGGGCCTACCAAGGCGCCAAGGAAGCACTCACGGCACCGTATGAACCTTCGGATATTGAAGCCTATATGAAGGCCGGCAAGGCTCAGCAACTTGTCTACTCCGCTGGGGACATCGCCGGGAGGTTGATGAACGCATTTGGCGGAGCTATCTCCGGTGGTGCTGCCGAAGCCGCGAAGCAAACCGCTCGGGAAGTTGGCGCAGACGATGTTCAGGTCGAACGTGCTGGACGAGAAGTCCGTGGGATTGTCGAATCTGAGATGATGCGGACGGGGGAGCATGAAGGTCCCCGGCCATTTGAAGCTGCCAAGGCCGATGCAATCGCGGCGGCAAAACCTTGGATCGATGCAGGGAAGGAACCGCCAAGGGGCGTCCATCCCGACATTGACGCTGCTAAGGCCGAACTTAATTCAACCTACTTGGAGCAACTCGATGCAAACCTTAAAGACGCTCAAGCCTCACTCACTCGCGAACGCGATCCCGAGCTCTTCCAAAAGTTCGCTGAGCAGCACTATGGTGATTCTACGATTGGCATTTCTGGCGATCGTGTTGTCGAACTTTATGGCGATAAGCTACCTACTCCTGACGACGGACTTCTTGGGTGGGTTCCGGGGATAGAGAGCAAGATGGAAGCCGCTCGCCTGGGCGAAGATGTTCATGTTCCTCTTGCAGATTGGATGACTAGAGTTGACCCCGCAATTGCCAAGGACCTTCACGATGACCTTCGGGTTTGGCCCGGCGGAATCACGGCGAATGAGGCTAAGGAACCTTGGGCGCCGAAGCCAGTTGTCGAGAGCCCAATTGCACAGACTCGGGAGGCTGGTGGCCTTGAGCCTGTTTTTGCGATTGGGGACAAGAAGCTAACCCTGCAGCGCGATGTAGCAATGGAGGGATTTGAGCAGTTTCATGATTATCATATGTTAGATCAGGATGGTAGTTTAGTAGGTAGGTTAGAGATCCTCCCCGATGAAGCAAAGAAGCAACTCTATGTCGCAAATATCAATGGTCTTGCTGGGCTTTATTCTAATAGTTTTGGGCCTAGCCTTGTTCGCGATCTCAAGAGACAACTGAAAGAGATCTATCCGGACTACGAGACGATCACTGGGCACCGGGTCAGCGGGGCGAGGGAAGAAGCCGGAACTTGGGAAGAGCCTTCGGCCCATCCAGTGGTGAAGCTGGCCTTAGATGAAGCTGAGACCTACGAAGGTTTCAACGACTTCCATGACATGCTTGAGAGTGGTTACCTTAAAGCTCAAGGCCATGGGGTTTATTCCGAACCAGCGGATTTCCACGAACCGCGGCAAGCTGAGGTTGCCGCGGCGATCCACGAGGAAGTTCAGAAGATCTCGGGGGTAGCTCCGGAGATAACCGGAGGGATCTATACTGCTCAAGGTAGCCGGCCGACTGGAGTTTACTTCCCCGACACCGGGCGGATTCTTGTGGATTTGTATTCCGAGGACCCGATCGGCTACGGCCGGCATGAGGCGATACATCATCTCTATCGGCAGGGGTTCTTTGCTCCGGAGGAATGGACCGGGTTGATCAACGCTGCGCGGAGCGAGGGCTGGCTCGATCGCTACGGGATCAAGGACCGGTATCCTGATCTCGACATCCGCGGACAATATGAAGAATCCATTGCCGAGGCCTATCGAGATTGGGCCACACATCGGGACGAAGTCGAACAGCCAACGACCTTAGTGACGCAGGCTTTCGAAAAGATTCGCCAGCTTTGGGAAAACATACAAACTCGGTTGAAGGAGATCTTCGGCCGGGAGCTCTCTCCGGACGAACTCTTTAAAAAGGTCGAGTCCGGTGAGGTCGCCGGGCGGGACGGGGAACCCCGCTCGGCGGCAAGTCCTGCGTTTGCCTTGGACGACAAGGCCAAGCTCGACAACCTCCGAGCAGGTGCCGCCGGACTTGATTCCAAAACCTTCGAACGTATGCAGAAGCTAATTCAAACTCGATTCAAGGAGGACCTCGATGCTAGCCTTCGTCGGGCCGAGGCGGATCAAAAGAGAACCCAGACCAAGGAGTGGAAAGAAGCGTCGAAAGATCTCGCGAAGGAAGTCGAAGGGACAATCCGGCAGCGACCAGACGTGATGGCGGATATGCTTGTTGGCTCCGGGGAGTTCGCCGGGAAGAAGCTTCGGCAGAGGTATCCCTTGCGAGCAGAGGACCTAACCCCGGAGCAAAAGGCCGGGCTCCCAAGGCACTACTATTCCGCGGACGGACTGCCGGTTGATGGTGTCGCCAAGATGGTTGGGTTCACCTCTGGCGATGCGATGATAGAGAAGTTGGTTGAATACAACAAAGACAAAGGGAATCTTTCGGCAAATGAACATCTTTCGAAGGTCATCGCGGATGAAACTGAACGGCAGATGCAAGCGAAGTTCGGTGATCTTCAAAAGAATATTATGCTTGATGCGCAAGATCAGGCGCTGAGTGAGAACAACCTGAACATCCTCGCCGAGGAATGGCAGGGAGCGGCGATGGCTGCCGGGGTCAAGGTCGTTGATAAGGACTTCGCCACGGAGCATGCCAAGGGTGTGTTCGCCAAGATGGAGATGGGAACGGTTGACACCGGGCGATTGCTGACGCAGATGTCGAAGCACTACCGGGATGCGACGAACTCGTTGATTGGAGGGAAGTCGGCGGAAGCATTGGGAAGCTTACAGCGTAGGTTCGAGATCGGGGTGAT